TCTCCCAAGCGCCGAATTGAAAATGCCAAGCGGTTATTAAACGCCTTGTCTACCAAGGGCAAGAAGAACCCTTTTACCCATGCCAAAGCAGACAAGACAAGAACAAGTCAAAGGCCTTTGCCAAATGAAGAGGAAGCTCATTTAATCGCACGAATGAAGGCAGAGTACTCAAATACGCCGCAAGGACCGCCCGTGTCAACGCCGCTTGGCAGGATATTGTCTGAACAGGCAAAAAAGGGGAAGAAGGGGCCTAGATCTGCACTAAAACGACTAGAGATATCACCAGAAAAACTTATGGCTGAACTCGCCGGTGGAAGTCTTTACAAAAACCCAAGTGAACCCGGTCCAATAAAGTTGACCGAGGAAGAACTCAGGCTACTGGAAGAGCATTTTAAGAATTCGAAGACTCTGTTCGATGTGAGTGATGAGTGGGCTGAATTGTTGAAGAAGGATATGAAGGATATGGGAGCAGATCCCGAGTACGGGCCAATGGGGCCGGGATCAGCCAATCTAAATGCCGCTTTGTTAAGCGCCCTTGGCGGTGGTGCGGGTGCCGCTGGTCTTGGAGGTGCCTTACGGAATAGGAGTAGAGGGTCTGCTGGCGGCGGTCCACAGTCTCCCTCTAGGTAATATTATGAATATGTATGAGTTATGGGATATCCAGAACAGTGGGCGATCTAATAAGAAGGAAGAGCCTAAGGTGGAAATGCGAATACCTATCGCTATCCCAGTCTCTAAGACCCCTCAGAAAAAGAGGGGGAGGCCTAAAAAGAACGCAAAGTGATCGAACGGGACGGGTTTTTTACTTGGGAGGAAGATGCGGTCTTCGATGGCATCCGACAGGATGCCTCCGAAAGCGTACAGCGTTACCGTGTGCTTAGAAACGGACATCTCTTCAATAGAGGTGCGGTAACAAAAGACAGGGGCGTGAAGCATATTGCCGCCTCGCGCATTGGCTCAGATTCTCTAGATACACTGGCTGGCTTTGATGCCCACTTTAATGATGGGACACAAAAGCTCTGCGTTGTTCAAGAAGGGGCATCTAACGCCGACTTGTACTTCTTTAATACATCGGACAGCACATGGACAGCCCAGTCTAGAACGATAGCGAATGATAAGAGGGTCAATCTTCTTATGTTCGCCAATAAGCTCCATGTGATTGATGGCACTACCCTACAGACTTGGACGGGTAGTGCTTGGGCTACGCCCGGTGAGAGTACATACTCTAACCCATGTAGCATAGGATGCGTTTATGCAAACCGCCTTATACTTGCTGGCAATGCTACTTATCCTTTTACCTTCTTCCCTTCTGGCATCCGTGATTCTGGAACATGGGATGCGGCACTGTCAGTCGATGTTACGGGAGCGCACGGAGAGAAAATAACTGCTATAGGGACGCTTGGCTCTTTCCTTATTGTAGGGGGGAGGACATTCACCCGCTCTTTTTATCTTGGGACTGCTTCGCCCTATGACTGGGACAATGACCATGTATCGACTTTAATCGGCCCCTCCTGTCAGTCAAGCTTTGTCTCTATCCCTGCTGTGCAGGGTCAGACAGGTCGTAATGTAGCGTTCTTCTGGTCTACGGACGGACCTATGATGCTCTACCAAAAAGATAGTGGCCTTCCTACCTTGCTTGATCTATCCTCACCACTGGCTAAAGCAAGCAGGGGGATTGAATATCAAGGACTGCCAGCGATGGCAATAGATCGATATGACGATGTGGTGGGTACGTACGTCCCTGAGTTCGATGAGGTTCGTTTTGCTGTAACAAAAAAGACTACCTTTTCGTCACTCGGCGCTAATAGCCAGAACGACATGCTCCTCTGTCTTAGCCTGACCTCTGCCTTGGGGTTCGCAATGGGCAAGGCTGAGTATCCTTACTGGAGAATAAGAGACAACGAGAGCAAATATCTGCCTGTTTCTACCCTCTTTAATGCGCGTATCCACCCCGACAGCAATGCTCCAGATACGGCTGGAGTCTTGAGGTGTTTATGCGCTAAGAATGGGTGGGTATACGAAATGGACAGTGTCTCTCAAGACGATGACTCCATTGAAGGCGTTGACTACGGTATCCCATTCTACATTCGTAGAGATGGGTATGATGGCATGGATGATAATGTTCGTCAGAACGAGAAGAGTCTGCGCTCTGCTTACTTTCGTGCCACCCTAGTAGGCGATAGCAAGCTATACGCTAGGGCTATTGCCGATGGTGGCGCTAGGTTCTCAGAAGTAGAGATAGACCTCACTGGGGATCTGGTAAAGTGGGGATCTGAAGGTTCTACAGGGAATTGGGGTGATGGAGATCTTTGGAACGCAGGAGAATTTGTAAATCAACGGGGACTAATGGGGACATTGGGAAGGAAGTTTGATTTGGAAATCTACGACAATGGCAATATAAAAGGGGACTTTCAAGTCAATTCATGGTCTTTACATGGGTATGTGGAGGATAGACGATAATGCCACTTTTATCACTTACGCTTTCTGGAGCAAACGGCAAGCCTCACGACTGGACACATGTCTCGACTCCTTTCGGAGAGGTGCAGACTCTTTTAAACACAACGGGCCTAGACTCTTCTAATATTCAAGAGAATGGGCTGTTGCCTTCTAATATTCGCACCAATGCCAATATAGACGCAGTGCGGATCAAGGTAAGGAATGCTACAGGTGGCTCATTAGCCGCAGGTACTCTTGTCTACTTTAGCGGAACCTACTCTGACGGTACTACTAACTATCCGAAGGTGTCCAAGGCGATCTCTCACGCTACGGCAAGTAGCAACTACTTCTCCCAAGCTCTTCTTGTAGCAACAACGGCTGATGGGGCCGATGGGACTGCGGCTGTTTTCTACGAGTTAAGTGGTGTAAACACGTCTTCTACTGCCGTAGGTGACTTGGTCTATCTGGATACTACGGCTGGGGGCTGGACCAAGGTTCGTCCTACGGGCGGTCAGTACATTCAAGTCGTTGGCACGGTGACCGTAGTCCATGCCTCTACGGGGCGCATTGCTTTTGCGTTCGGCAGTGTCCCAGAGTTTTTAACCGGCGGTGCCTCTGGCATTGGAGCTACTGTCCAGACGTTCACGATACAAAGTGCTTCCGGTGCCGCCGCCGATCTTTATCATGTAGCCGACGCGGGTGAAGATAACGCGGATAAGTGGAAGATAAGTGTTGCCGACGGCGGTGTTCGCACTTGGGCTAATTACACTAGCGGGTCTTATGTTAATAAGATGGCGTTAGATACCTCTGGTAATGTTAGTGTTGCCGGTGAATTAGATGCCGTGACCCTTGATATATCGGGCGATGCGGACATAGACGGGACATTAGAAGCAGATGCTATCACGCTGAATGGGACGGCTTTGGGGGCACTCTATTCTCCCATTGCTGGCGGTAGTGGTATCGTTGCCACTGGAGCCTTAAATAGTGGCTCTATAACGTCTGGTTTTGGCACTATTGATACGGGTAGCTCGACAATAACTACTACGGGTGTTGTTACGGCTGGCAGTCTAGATATCTCTGGTGACGCTGATATTGATGGAACAATGGAAGCCGATGCTATCACTCTTGGTGGCACGGCCATTGGGTCTCTTTATTCGCCAATCGCGGGTGGCGGCAGTATTGTCACTACAGGGGCTTTAAATAGCGGCTCTATTACTAGTGGCTTTGGCACTATTGATACAGGTTCTTCTACGATAACGACTACGGGAGTTGTTACGGCGGGAAGTCTTGACATTAGCGGCGATGTGGATATAGACGGGACGCTTGAGGCTGATGCGATTACGTTGAACGGCACAGCCCTTGGCTCTTTATATTCGCCCATCGCTGGTAGCTCTTCGATTGTTACCCTAGGCACTGTCACTACTGGCACATGGCAAAGCAGTACGGCAGTAATAGCGTCTGCCTATCTTGATGCTGACACCGCGCACTTGACCACTACCCAGACATTTAGTGGGGCCAAAACCTTCAGTAACACGGTTACTGTCGGCGTGGATGGCACCGGATACGATGTCCAGTTTTTCGGTGACACATCAGGGTCCAGCGTATTGTGGGATGAGTCGGCTGATGACTTGATCTTGACCAACGCCGGGCTGGCCGTAGGCAGTGACGCTACAGGCGATGTTTATTACCGCGATGCGAGTGGTTTTCTGGAGAGGTTGGGAGCATCTACAGACGGATATGTTTTGACCACCGGAGGGTCTGGTACAATACCTGCTTGGGAAGCTATACCAACATCATCTGCTGATATTACCAGTGTAGTCGCAGGGGCAGGCATGACCGGAGGGGCTACCTCTGGTGATGCTACCCTTAATGTTATTGGTGGAAATGGCATCACCGCCAATTCTGATGATGTAGCGATAACAGCCGCTCAGACAACGATAACCTCTGTAATAAATGCCGCTTTAGCCTTAGGGCGCGATGCGGATAACCAAATAAAATTTGGAACAGACGATGAAATTATCTTCGAGGTGGCTGGAGGGGATGGAGTAACTTTTAAAGCTAGCGGTGAAATCGAAGCCACTACACTCGACATTAGTGGCGATGCTGACATAGATGGAACTTTAGAAGCAGATGCAATTACGCTAAACGGAACAGCCTTGGGATCTCTTTACTCTGTAATTGCTGGAAGCAGTAGCATTGTAACCGTAGGCACCGTAGGTACCGGTACATGGCAGGGTACCAAGGTAGCCTCTGCCTACCTTGACGATCAGACCGCGCACCTCGATGTGACCCAATCTTTTACTGGTGCAAAAACTTTTGGGGCGGCAACCCAGTTTAACAGCACGGTAACCGTGGGGGTTGATGATGCGGGTTATGACGTAATACTTTACGGCAACGCGGCCTCTGCCAATGCAACATGGGACGCATCAGCCGATGACTTGATCTTTAGTGGAGCGGCTGGACTGGTTGTTCCAGATGGTCAATTTACTCTGGGTTCGACAGCAGTGTCCTCTACTGCGGCCGAGATTAATCTAATCGACGGTGGCACAGCAAGAGGGACTGATGCCGTAGTGACAGGCGATGGCCTTTTAGTCAACGATGGCGGCGTGATGAAGATGACCAACGTAGACACGGTCAGCACTTACTTCTCTAGCCATAACGTAGGTGGATCTAATATTGCTACCGTAGGCACTGTTGGCACTGGCACATGGCAAGGTAATAAGGTAGCCTCTGC